TATTTGCTACTGTCCTTGAAATAACCGGAATATTTGCTAGCCTTAAAGTAGGTCTGTTTGAAGAACCTGATGAATTAAACTCTACTCCTTCCACATCTATTGGTATTGCTACATACTCTTGTAAAGTGTATGTAGAAGAATTGTTTAGTTGTTTTTCGGGGAAGTAAATATTATTTTCCCCATTATCCATTCCGTCTACAAGATACACGACCGTACCTGTGCTCGGCAACGTTACCTCAAATAAAGTTATTAAAGCATCGTCTGTTTCTTGTAGTTGAACTGTATCAATTATATCGCTCATGGTTCATAAACTCTTCGTAGTGTGCAAGTAAGAGAGTGAAAATTTTCTCTAATATAGTTTATATTATAAGTATCACAAACAACTTTCATTGTTGTATTAGAAAGATTACCCCCAGTAAAAGTATCTGTTACTGTAAAATCAAAGTTTTTTGCGGCTTTACTGTCAAAAAAAGCAGCAATTAAATTTATATCTTCAGCAGTACGATTATTAAAAGATAAATTGAAAGCGTCGTCTTTTGTATTTATACCGTCAAGAACTCTTTGCTCATACCCATCGCCAAACTTTGCAGTAAGAACACGATGCTTTGAAGAACGCGACATTCCTCGATCAGCAGTTGCTTCAAACGCGGATAGCCCATTAGTATTTTTTAAGGTATTTACCTCTGGAGCAGATATTGTAAAACTAAAGGTTGACATTAGGATGCTCCCATCGGATTAAGTATTCCGCCTGCACGCTTCTGGTTATGTAGCTCTTTTTGTACTGCAGCAGCAATTGCAGCGCCTAAGTTAGCTCCTTGAGACCCGTCGGATTGTGTATTTTGCTGTGCCCCTCCCTGTCCATTCATAGAAACATTTACAGTAACATTATTGTTTTGTCCTGCATTTTTCATGTCAACAGGAATTGATTTACCGTTCGGAAGCGGTACTACTGCTTCTGTACCATGAAGAATAGCAGGATAACCCGAGCCAGGTCCTTTTGCGACCCCGCCTGTTGCGTACCCAGAGACCTTTCCTCCGTTTGAAAAAACTCCTCCTGTTTTGCCTGCAGGTATACCTAAAAAGCTTCCAAAGCTGCTTCCGCCAAGAGCTGCAGTCAATAGTTTAGCTGTGAGTAGTTCTGCAATAACTTTGGCAATACTTTGAAGCATGCTTGTTGCCATACTTGCGAACGCTTCTTTTGCAGTCATAGTACCTTGTATAAGGCCATCAAATGCGCTTTGCATGCTTGAGGTAAGAGAGTCTCCTATAGCTTGTCCGAGTTGTCCAAGCTCTGTAGCATTTACTTTAGCTACTTCTGCTTTTTTCTCTGCTAATTCTATTTCTCTTATTGCCTCTGCTACTCTGTTGTCATGTTCTACTTTTTGCGTTGTATCCATTAATGCCCTGTTTTCATTGTATATTTTTTGTAAATTATTTCTTTTTTCTTGTAAGTTTAATTCGGCTGAGTCAGAGGTTCTTTGTAGCCCCGTTTGTGATGCTAAAGCTCCGGACTGCCTGGAAGTGCCTATAGTGTCTAGCCCTATCAAGTGTCGATTTTGGGCAATTTCTTGAGTTTTTTGCTCTACTTGTCGTAAAGAAGCTATGTAAGAATCAATACCTCCTTTATTTTCAAAAGCAGCGTTTAACTGGTCTACTACATCAGTAGTTAAGCCTATTTTGCTTCCTGCTAGCACGGCGGCGTTACCGGTTTTCATTAACATTTCTAAAAATACGCGAGTGCCTTCGGCTCCTTTTCCAGATAAAGTAGTTGACATACTTGCTATTTGGTCTTCTACTTCTGCAATGTTTGCTGTAAATGCCCCTGCATTAGCAACCATAGAACCTACCAGCTGTGCATCTCCTGCACGAACCGCCGCCGCAAACTTGGGAGAAAGTTTTTCTAAATCATCTGCGAGCCCGTCTCCTATAGCTTTAATTGCTTTTTTCTGTCGTGCTGGATCTTTAATTGTTAAAGCATCCGCGAAAAGTCCTTCTATCCCTAAAGAAGACATTGCTTTGGCGGTTGCTTCCATTCTTTTTTGAGTATTCTTAGCAAAATCTTTATCATCGGGGTCAAATAACTTACCCTGCATAATTTTTGAAATAGCTTTTTCTACTTCGGGCAACTCTTCCTTTATTGCTTTTATAGTGTCTAATTCTGTTTGTCGAGTTTTCATTTTTTCTTCTCTTTTTTTAAGATTTAAAGCAAACTCGCTTGTTTCTAGAAAAGTGTCCATATCTTTTTTGAAGTCATCTCCAAAAGTTTTATAGTTTAAAGTTGCAATTTCTATCCCCGGCAGTCTATTTACTTGATTAATAATATAATTTATCACATCAATAACAGTATTAGCTATACTTTGTAAAATTCCTACTGCGCCCGTTCCTATTCCTATAACATTTTTTAGTATTGTATGGGGAGCAGTTGCTATAGACACTACCAAATCATAAATCATTTGAATAAGCCCAAGAATAACTGTTGCTTTCATAGCTAGATTCATTGCTTTACCAAAGCCATTTACTGCTTTTCCTGCCTTTGCAAACGCCGAAGTAAAAGCAGTACGAATACGCATACCAGCAGCCTTTGCTTGCATTCCAATTATTTTAAACCTAGTACCGATAGTTTTAGTTGTTTTTAAATTTGCAGCTTCTATTTGCTTAAAGCCTCCAGACATACTTCTTACTACATCTATTGAAACCCCTTTAAATATTCCTTTTGTAATTGCTCCTGATTTAGTATATTGAGCTTCTGCAGACTTTAACGCTTTTTTAAGGTTTGCTTGGTCTGCTCCCTTCATTGTGCCTAGGGCAGCCCTCATAAGTACAGGAGACTGTGCACCGGCAGATATTGCTCCCTGTGCACCCGATTTTACTTGAGCAGCCCCCATAGCTTTACTTTGCTCTGCAGTATTTTTTACCTGCTGTAGTTTTTGACGGTAGCTTTCTAGCTCTTTTCTACTGTCTGCTAATGCGGTTTTTTGGGCAGAAGCAAACTCTTTAAAAGAGCCAGTTAATTTTTCTACAAAAGGCATACTTTTAAGCACGCTTGCGCCTAGAAGAGCAAAAAACCCTAGTGCTGCAACAGCATTGCTATTAATAAATTTAGCCAGTGCTTCAAATGCAGGAAGAAGAAACTGCATTATATTTTTTACTAAGTCAGACATTGTAACTCCCAACTGTACAAAGGGATTTGCTTCTGCATCCGCGCCTGCAGTAACGTCTTCTAATTGTTTCATTGTTTCTAAATACACCGCCTGCGACCTTTCTGCGGCAGTAAGTTCTTTTGCAGACTTTCCTAAAGCCGCGGCGTAGTTTTTGGTAGCTGTTTCTAGACGTAAAGTTATGCCTAATTCGTCTAGTAATTCTGGTTCTGCTTTTGAAATACCTCTTACGAGCCTATCAAAAGAATCAGTAAAGTCTCTACCCAAGGCATTAGAAACTTTTAATGCGCCTTCCGCTATTGAATCCATTTGAGAGGAAGAAAAGCCTTTTGCGAGCCCAATGGCAGACGCTTGCGCAGCAGCTTGAAAATCTAACATTCCTTTTGAAGCCTCTCTTAGAGACCCTGTCAGCCTGTCTAAGGCTACTCCAGTATTTGAAGCATAAGCAACTTGAGATCTTTCTAACAAAGCTACTTGAGAAGAGCTCTTTAAAAAATTAAACGCAGCTGTTAAAGCAAACACGTTTGCAGCAAGCGCAGCATATGCTGGTACAAGACCTCCGGAAATACCTGAAGCCATTTTAGAAAAGTTTTTACCTCCAGCAGAAGCAGTCTGCGCTAAACCTTTAGTATTTCGCTCTGTTTCTTTTGCAGACCTACTAGTCTCATTTAATGCGTCTTTTAATTTTTTAGCAGACACAGTGGCTTTTTGCATCTTGCCATTGACTTCAATATCAATTGTAATTTTATTTGCCATTAGCCTTTCACATTGTGGGTGTAGTTTTTTCCACCGCTTTTTGACTTTCTTTCGTCTGCTTTACGCTTTTGTTCTGCTTTTTCTGCTCTGTATGAAATTATAGTTCCTTCATAAAGCTTCATAAAATATAGTATTTCTTTAGGTTTTTCAACTTCGTATACTTTAAAAAAGTAGTCCAGCCCGTCCCAATACTTTCCCATATATGTCCCACTCATTCCTTCCCAGTGATCTGGTAATAAGCCGAACATAAAAAATGCCACTTGAACTTCTTCTGGAAAATCAGAAGGCTCGAGCGGCATTTTGGCAGGATCTGGTTCTTCCCCTAATTGTTCGCAAAGACGTAAGTACTTCTCCACGTTGAAGGTACTATCTGCTTCCTTTACGTATCGCTTTAGTAGGGAGTGGATTTGCCCTACTTGCTCCCAGTAAAATTTTCAAGATCACCTACGGTTTCGGTAACCCACGTATCGAATACGTTTGAATTTTTCATCAAAAGCTCTGCGTTTTCTTGTGTGTAAGGAAGTTCATCTTCAGGGTCGTAAGCCGAGACATCTACCAAAAGAAGCTCTTCTAGGTATGAAAACTTCAAGCCCGACCATGTTTTAATTACTGCCTTACAGTACTCTACTAAAAACTTTTCTTCATCTAGTACTTCTTCTGGTTGACGAGTTTTTTTATCAAACTTTGTAGATACACATTTTTTACGCAGTTTAAGAAGTTCTTCTCGAGCCAGATAGCACAGAGATACTTTCATGTCTTTATAACCAGGAAAGTCAATAGAAACAGTTTTACTTGGAGTCATCAGACTCGATAAAGAAATAGGTGAATCGCTCATTTTTTATCCTTTGAGAGTGTAAATTTATATCTTGTAATTATAGGTTATGGGAGGTGAGATGTCAAGATTTATTTTTAAGAGGTAACGAAAAAAGGGGCCGGAGCCCCTTAAAGAATAATCTTTATTATTATTCTCCGACGTACTTAATAGTTAGTTCGTCTGTTGAACTAATTGTGCTAGGCAACGCATGGAAGTTAGTTTCCAGCGAGATAACATCATCAATTGAGTGAGTAGGTACTTCTAAGTGACATTGCGCCATGTTTAACTCAATACGAGGAGTTGCGCCTCCCCCTACTTTAAATAACAAAGTAAAATTATTAACAATGGTATCTGTATCTTCAATTAGACGCTCAAACAAATCAGCGCTTGAGTCTGCTTCAGCATTTAAGTAGCAAGTAAAGTTACCTGATACAGATCGAGTTCCCGTTACATGACCAAGAGGCTGATTAACAACTCCTAAAGTTTCTGGAGTTAAAAATGTAATATTATTTGAAATAGTTACATTTCCTCCGGTTAAAACTAAGTCATAGTCTTCTCGAGCTGAGTCACTATCCGCAGTCTCTCCAGTAGCTAACAAGTGGTCGTCTGTAGTGCTTATAGCTAGACTAGTAAGACGATTACGTATAAAATTACTTGTATCACTAGAAGCCGTACCTTCATAAATTGTAGGTGATGGAGCCGTATCTTCTGTAATTATTGTACCAAAACCCGACCAGTTGATAGTAGCAATTCCATCAATATCAAAGTCTAAAGAAGCTTCGTTTACACAACAGTCTGCAATTTTGTAAGTAGTTTTTGTGCCTCCACGAGCGCCGCCCATTACAAAGAAAATATCTGCTTTTCCTAGACTTGTTTTATTTGAGTTTGCAAAAGTGATATCAAGATCATCGCCGTCTGCAGTAAAGCCTGTAAAAGTATTTGATGCATAAGCTGCATCTCCTACCATCATTGCCCATAAGACTTCTTCTACTGCGTGATGCTTCACAGCACTATCGGCAACACCTTGAGTTACAGGGTCTGTAGTCCCTACTGATTTAAAGGGACGTGCGTAAGTAGAAAAACTCCACTCAGCCGGTGCATAAGAATCAGTAAACATTTGTCGTGCACGTCGGCTATTGCCTGAGGTGTCTGACATTTCGTTCAGAGTAATTTCTGACGCATTTGTTGCTTGCGAGAAAGAGAATCCATCAAGAACAGGCATTGTCCATACTGCACTGCCTATCTTAACGAATACCTGAGTATCGCGACTAAAATATAATGTATCTGCCATAGTTTATCTCCTATGTATATTGAAAGGACTAGGACGTGAACGTTTGTTCTTGCCAGCCGTTTCTAGTAACGAACCTCCAGAAGAATTTCTCCTACACCTAGCGGTTCCAATACTCCTTCATCAGTATCAATGCTAATAATACTAATTTGATGTGTGTAATGAGTAACTCCTCGTCTATCTTCATATTCTAAACGAGAGTTTGTCTCTATAACTGTTTCTATATCCTCAAGAAGCTCTTCTAAAGCCTCTACCGAATCTTCTGCCTGAACGTATACTCGAACAGTAACGGAAAGAAATCTATCTTTGTATCCTCCTGCTTGGTAAATTCTACTTTCACTACCTGCATTTAAATGTATAGAAGGAAACTCATTTACTTCGTCCCAAAACTTTAGCCTAGGGTGTACGTTTCCGTACATGTCTGTGTTAAACTCGCCGTTTCCATCAATTTCTTTTAACTTTTCAACCAGTGCATTAGTAATACCTAGCCGTCTAGTAGAGTATCCTCGATTAATATCTGTTGTCATTAGACTCTCCTAGTATAAAAACGTCCTATTGCGTGTTTTGCTGCTATCTCTCTAATAGAAAAATCTATCAATCGTCTAGGGTCTTTATCAGGGGACCCCTGTCTATTTCCGGTTTCAAAAGTTTGATAAGGATTTTTCTGATAAGTATATCCAACGCTAGGAAATCCTTGAGGCGTTTTTATTATATCAGTAATCCTGGCAGACTCTGCGAATCTTCCTGTTCGATTTACAAGTCTTGGGTCTTTCATATTTTTTGCTACAATCTGAGGCAAAGACTCATTTATTATACCAATTAAACTAATTAAAGAGCCCCCACTACGAGGATTCCTAGAAGGATTAACTTTATGAAGATTGGGTACTCCAGCTCCTGTAATTACAGGTACTACTTTATTTTGACGCTTTGTACTCTTAGCCTTACCCTTTCCTTTATTTTTTACTGTTTTTCTAGGCTTTGCTTTGCCCTTGTAATAAGTATTTTTACCTTTAGGTATAATATTTTCTAGTTGAACTGCTTCTACTGCTTCTAATAGGGTTTCTGAACCTTGTAAATTTACAATGTCTTGATAGTCTTTTCTTAGGTCTTTTCTTAATTTTTGCAGCGCTTTTCTTTCGTCCTGGCCTTCTAGTAAGTTTTCTTGAGCATTTTGAGACGATAGAATAGGGGTATAAGTTTTTCTTATCCCCCCTCTTGAAGTTACTTCTTGCACATGGTTTAATTCCATATTTATTCCCATGCTTTTTTTATATGACACTATACGACTTTGCAGGCGAGTGTACAACTCTATGTTTTCTGGACGAGAGCCTACTTTTTTTGCAGTTTTTGTCCCTAAGACTGCTTCCGCCATAGCAGCTTTAGTAGTACTTACAGCACTACCGTATTCTCCGTGTCCTATCTGCTCGCCCGTTACGTCAGAGAGCTTGTCTCCTCTATCTACTCTACCTGTTATTTCTTTAGAGTTTCTTCCCGTAAGTTGAGTGTACTGTGTTCCAATATATCTTTTTATTCGCTCACAGTA